TCTCTATTAACTTTGCGAATCATTGATATGTCTCTTGCAGAGCCGAATATTGCCATTATCCTATAAAGATTGTCATTGGTACATTATTAATTTCTTGTTTTCTAAAATCACTTTCTTGAGCGCGTCTTTCTAATAGTGATTTTTTAGAAGTTTCATCAAAATATAATCTTATTCTTTCAATTAATGCCTGTTTCTCTGCTGTGGCTGCTGATAATAAATCAGCTTGATTTAAGGTCATATTTTGATCAGGAATAGGTACTGTTGAATATTTTCCTCTAACATATCCTAACATTTCCTTACATAATGCTAAAGTATATTCAAATATCCATTGTCTACCAATAGAATTTATTTGTTGATAGGTTGGATTACCATATGGAGCATTTGAGGGATTAGTAACTGTATTAGTTTGTACTAAACCATTTGTGATACGTTCTTCAACTTTAAGATATTCAAACCATAAAAATCCTTGTCTAGTATCATTAATATTAGGTATAGGAAATATTGTGATTTTATTATTTATAATATTAAATGTATATGCTGATAAGCGAATAGTATTACTTAATTCTATACCTTGAACTACAGCAGCATCAAACGCTGCTGGCATCATTAGGTATCCTCCTCCGTATCCAGCTCCATAGATACCTCCATAGATGCCGGCAGCTGGGACTCCACCTAAACCACCAAATGCTCCTAAACCATATGGAGCATACATTTGATTTACCGCTGGGATTTCTTGGTAAAATACTTTTCTAATTTCAATACCGCCTGATATGCTTTGGCTTACTGCCCATTCTGCTAAATCATACTCTTGTACTCCTGGGGTTAAGATTAATGATCCACTATAATATGTCACATTTCCTCCAGTTCCTGCTTCTGAAGCATACTGTTGTGAAAGGCGTACTATAGTGCCAAAATTAGGTGTTATAAGCGCGTTATTTAAATTTGAGCTTGTAGGTGCACCCTCTAGTGATAACATATTATCTCTTACTTGATAAGCGTAAAGTTCATTACCATATGTAGTAATTGCTTCTTCAAAAGCAGCATAAAAGTTTAAATCTTGTAATTCAACCTCCATAATAGGATAACCTAATCGACGAGCTACAAATGTTGTCACTTTATCAGCATCAGCTTGAAATTGTACATCATAGTCATAAAATCCAAATGGTGTGTTACCAGGGATAAATGAACTAGAGCCAGGGTAAATAGGTATATTCATATTATGTAGTTGCTATAAAGTATTCAATTTTAGCAGATGAACCTGATGGTTCTGCTTTTACAGATACTATGTCTTTAAAAGTAAGTCCTGTTAAACTTCCTGTAATTTTACTAGTTGATATCATGTATGAACTACCAGTATTAATTAAATAACTCATAGCCTCTGTTGATGATGATACTATAAGTTTAACAGGAGTATTAGTTGTAGAACTATTTGTTAATCTAACATATTGTATACTACTTGTTATAAAAGTTCCTGCACTATTAACATCAGATAAAGAAAATAATGTTGTAGCTGATCCGGTAGGAATAGTGAATGTTCTATTATCAATATAATTTACACCAGATATGGTTTGAGTAGTTAATATTCCTCTATCATTACCATCTAAGGTTATTTTTTCATTTATAAGTACTGTTAATTCTGCCATAGTGTGTTTTACTTATAAATATTTAGTCTCTGTATTCTGAATAAAGATTAAGTATTGGTTCTACAATTTCGTGTCGGTGGTTAGTCTTAAGAGTAATTACTTTAACTCCCCTAATTTCCGCCTCTAATCGAGTGAAAAACCCAATTCCAGAATCTTTTTTCTGTTTTAAGTCAGTTTGAGTAATGTCTCCACAGAATATCATTTTACCACCTTTACCTAAACGACCTAATATCATTTCAGTTTGACCATGAGTAATATTTTGACATTCATCTACAATTACTACTGCATCAGGAAATGTTCTTCCTCGCATAAATGCAAAGGGTACAATTTCAATTTGTCCATCAGTAACCATTTTTTCTATTTTAACTTTATCATACAACATATGTAAGTTAGCATAGATAGGAGCCAACCATGGATCCATTTTTTCTTTTAAGTCACCTGGTAAAAAACCTATTTCTTCTTTAGCAACTGTAGGTCTAGTGATAATGATTCGTTCAATGTCTTTTCTAAACATTAAATCTAAAGCAACTTGACAAGCAACTAATGTTTTACCTGATCCAGCCATGCCTTTTAATAGTGTAACAGGATGATCTAAGATTACTTGTTTTGCTTCTTTTTGTTCATCATTTAAAGTTATTTTAAATGTGATTGGATTTTTAGGCTTCCTCTTTTCTTTGAAGATATTTTTTGCCTCTTCACTTCTGTTGAAATCTGTCATGACTTATTATTTGTGTATAAATATCAACAAAGAAGCCCAGAATAATCTGGGCTTAATTGTTAGATATTATTTAGAGATTGATTAAACAGCTACGTCTAAACCACTAATATAGATCTTACCATAGAATTCAGGACGTAACATCTTCTTAGCATAACGAGTCAACAATCCTTTACGTGGAGTGAAGGTGTTTGGATCGTAGATAAGAGGTGTCATGATCAACGGAATATATGGAGCAAATACAGCACCTGCTTCTAAGAATTGCTTACCACGGAAACCTACTAAGATAGTATTTTCAGTCATATAAGGATTCTTATAAACAGTGTAACGGCTGTTGAATTGACCAGCTTTTTGTACACCAAATGCATATTCCATATCAGCAGCGTCTCCGTTAGAGTTAGCAGCAAATCCTGGGATTGATTCGATGATAGTAGCTACAGTTGGAGATACCACCATAAAGTTAGCACCACCACGTAAAGTCAATTGGTGGATCTTGTTACTTAATTTTTGTAATTTAGTACCAAGAGTTTGGAACCAAGTACCTTGAGTATTATAGAATCCGTTACCAGTAGCACCAATGTTATCAAATGCAGTCTTACCAGAGTTGATAAAGTTGTTATTGATAGCTGACCAGTACTCAGTGTTACCAGTAGTTACATTCTCAATCAACATATCAAGAATTTCCAAGTCGATCTCTAAAGAGATATACTCACTCATGATGTTAGTCAATTCAGCTTCTGCATCCAAGTTTTGGTAAGCATTTAAATCTTGTGCAAATTCAGGTGTCCATACAGCCTTTAACTTTTTAGTCTTAGCAGTGATGGCTTGAGATTGCATTTGAATGTTAATTTCTGGGATAGAAATTGGGTTAGTGTTACCTGCTGGGGTTAATGCTCCATCTTCGAAATCACCACGCTTATTATCAGCAGTAGCTAATGAATAAGAAACTAAGATATTGATAGAGTTAGCATTTGCTGGTTTAGTGAATTTAGCAGCAGAAGATGAATCAAAAATAGCGTAAACATTTGTTCCATCATAATATGTGAATGTATTTAAAGCAGCGTTAGCTATGTTAGTTGATCCACTATAGAAGGTAAAGCTTCTTACAGCATCTAAATCTGAACCAAGTAATGGAGCTTGAGCAGCTGACATAGTTACTACACAGTAGTTAGTGAAAGGAGTAGATGTTGAAGATGAGAAAGCTGAGTCGAAATTAAAATTAGCCCATGTAGCTGAGCTAACACTTGCTGTTGCAACAGAAATAGCACCACCAGTGATGTTGGTAGAATAAGTGTAACGACCAGTTCCATATAAACCACCAGTTGTTCCAGTTGTAGAGAATGGAGTAGTACTGTTTTTGTTACGAGCACCATACATAGAATCACCTGAAGTGAATGGACTTTTTTCGGTGCCATATTGGAAATCTAAGAAGAATACAAGACCAGAAGGTAAGTTCATTGGTTGAACGCTAACAAATTCTTTTGCTGCGATTTGACCAAATACCTTACGTACTAATGGTAATGCAATTCCAGCCCAGTTTTCACCGTTTGTACCAGAAGAGAAAGAAGCACCAGTACCAGTGTTAGAGTTCTCAACTACTAATTGCTTTGCTTGATTTTCCAACATCAAAGCCATGTTGTTTTTGTTTATGTCCTCACCTAAACCTTCCAAAAGGCCGGTTTTGTTCCATTTGTTAGCTAATTTAGCTGCGTCACTTTGCAATGACTTCCATGGATTTGCGGACTCTACTAATGATTGAATTGTGTTCATTTTTTGAGTTTTTTGTTTTTAGTTAATTTTAATTTTTTATTTACGTAAACCTGCTAATTGTTGCATACGAGCAAAAGCATTATTTACTTCAATAATTTGTTCTTGTTTTGGGGCGGCAGTAGCGATCATTTTAGAAGCTGATCCTAATGATTCTTTAATTGGGCTCTTTTTAGCAGTTGCTTTAAAAGACTCAGTCAAAGTTTCAAATACTAATTTCACTTCTTTAACGGTTTCTGCTTTGTCAAATGTGTTTAAAACCTTTACTTTTTCAGACTCTGTCAAGTTTTTAGCTTTAAAGATTTTGTTTGTGTAAAGAAGTTTAGCGTTTAAAAGATTTACTTCGTTAAGTTCAACTTTTAATTTATTAACTGCTTTTAGAGCTGTTTTTAATTCTTCTTTCATGATACTGTATTCATCATGATTACGTTTAGCAGCCGCTTTCAAATCTTCGTTGTCAGCTGGGTTTTCGTCTTCATCTTCATCCATGAATTGTAATTCTCTTAAAAGCTCATCAATGCTTACTTCTTCCTCATCATCCATCTTCATTTTTTTACTGTCACCATCAGCTTCCATGTCTTTTTCATCAAAATCAGAAAAATCAATATCTTCTTCATTGTCATCTTCATCTTCGTCAGCGTTAGGACCTTTAGCAATGGTTCCGTCCTTAATCATGTCTTTAATTGTTTGCATAACAAGCTCTTCAATTTCATCATCATCCATTTTTTCTAACATTAGATTTTCATCTAAAGATGGATTAGTTTCATTGACCTCGTTATCAGATTCTAGTTCGCGTAAGATTTCTTCTAGATCGAAATTATCGTCTACTTCATCTACGCTGTCATACATTTCATCAATGTCATACATTTCATCAATGTCATTCATTTCATCCATTTTACTCATCATTTCCTCTTCTTCAATATCCATTTCATTCAACTGGTTAGCGAATGAAGCCATCAAAGTAGGGGTGAATGCTTCTTCTAGAATGGATTTAGCATTCGCGATAGCTGCTTCTTTAATAGTTTTAGCCTCAACGATTGCTTCTTCAAGCATTTGTCTGTTCATTTTGTCCTCAAATAATTTGTTTTGGAAATACGTTTATTATAAACGTAATAGATTTTTTATTAGTAGATGCTACATATAGATTCAGGGGTAGCATATTTGAACATACATATATATGGATTTATGTAAAGTAAAAAAGAAATGCCTTTCTTTCGAAAGGCATCAGTCCTAGAATACTATTTTAGGAGGGGTTACATTAATCATGAGCACGCTCATGAGCGTAATCTATAAATTCATCTAATTCATTAAGTTTATCTAATTCTTCATTTGTTAAAGGAGTACCATCTTTCCATTCAGCATAAGATATATAAACATCAGCATAGTCAGGATAATCATCTGGGTTTACTCCATCAATTTCAATAGAACTGTATTCTACGCCTGGATTTTTTAACTTAGAATTAAAACTAGATGGAGCTCTACCACTAAATTTAACTATAGTAGCTTCTTGAATAGCTATTTCTCTTATTAATTGTTTTAATTCTGATCTAGTCATGATTTAAAATATCGGGCAAGTTCCATTAGCACAAAGTATATCTGTAATAATAGAATTTACACTTTGGTACTTATTAGTTTGTTGAGGTAATGCTGATTCATTCATCATTCCTCTTTCTTTCATATATGAACCAGGATTAGATGGTGTTGAAACAAAGTCCCAACATAATAATTCAAAGTCATCTTGTACTTCCATTAATTCACCCATTTGTTTTAATGAGCCCATACCACGAGATGAAACACCTACTGGTATTTTATTTTCAAATAATGCTTTTAAGATATTACCTGATGGGGTAGGTAAGATTTCGATGGCTCCTATTACATGGTCTCCGTCCCACCAAATCTTTTTGATGTTATGAGATACATTTTTTAAATTAATAATGGATGAATCTGGGTGGTCTAATTCACCTAATGCTCTATTAGCATTAACACTCTCCATATATTTTTTAATTTCTCGCTCCCACAAATCTCTTGAATAGTAACGACCGTTACCATTCTTAACCTCACAAGTAGCTAAGATACCTTCTACAAGTGGATTACTTGTAGGTGCAGTACCTTCAACTAATTTTAAAGGTTTAGCTGTAAAATATTGGGTTTCAATTAATACTTGTTTCATTATTATTTTACGTCTTTAGTTCCAGGAATTTCTACTCCTCCAACTTTTTTAATGGCTGATATACTAGTTGGACTAGTAGCAGATATCAGTTTGTTATCTGGATTTTTAGGGTCTAAATCAAATAAAGCTTCATCTACTTCTTTTTTCTTTTTACTTCCATGTAACTTATTTTTAGCACCTTCTAATTTTTTAATTTCAGATTGAAGTTCTTTAACTTTCTTCATATTATCTTCACCACCTTCTAACTCAGTTAAAGTTTCTAAAGCTTTAATTTGTTTTTTACGTCTCACAATTTCATTTGTAATACGTCTATCCATTGTTTTTTTCTTAGCTTCTTCACCTTCATTTTTAATATGATCCATATCTAAGGCTTCTTTAATAACATCTTGAATAGCTAAACGTAATACTGATTCTTTTAATTTTCCTATATCACCATATCCTGAAGATTTATATTTACCTTTAGCTTCTTTTGATGCGCCTAAACCAGGTGCTTCAGTTGTGTATCCTAAATCTTTAACTCCAAATTGACCATTTTTAACATAGTAACTAATGTCTTTAGCTAAGTTTTTAGCTACAATTGCTCTTAATTCTTCAACATCTTTACCAGCATTTTTAGGATCTTTCATTTCAGTGTAATATCCTTTTAAGAATTCTTCACCAAATATATTATCATAATTCTTAGTATCTTTATAATCATAACCACGAGTAGCCATATCTGTGATTTCCTTAGTAGTTTCTTTTTCTTCTACTTTAGCTTCTTTAGCTTCTCTAAGATTACCTTTATTAGGTAAAACATGAATGTCTTCTTGTCCTTGCATTTCTTCATCACCACGAAGAGCTAATTCTTCATCTTCATCAGGTGTAGAATTTTTAACATACTCATCAAATACTTTATCAAAATCTGCTTCTTCATCTTTACGAATATTATCCATGTTTTCATTAAAGATAGCATGCCAATCTTGTTTTTTACCTGTAGTGACTAATCCACCAATCCCTTCACTAATGATTCCTCTATTCTTAAGAATACGAGTTGTATCTTCAAATGAATTAACTTGTGATACCATATCTGGGAATAAGCGATAAGCTGATTTTAAGAAATATGCTTTGTCTCCTTTCCCTTCTTTGATAAGGTTATATTGTGCTTGTAGTGTTTTTTCCATGTCTATAAATATGTTTTATGTTAGGACTTTTTGCCCTTCCATAATTGTTTTGTATCTATTCCTTTAGCTTGTTTATGTAGTTTTTCTGAGTCTACAGGTTTAAAACCTAATTTTTTTACATAATAATTATTAGCTGTTCCTTTAGCTTTTTTATTTGGATTAAAAGCAAATGGAGTAGCATAGTTTTCACCTGAACCAGGAGTAAAAGAAGCACCAGTTCCTGTGGCGCTCATTTCTTTTAATACTTTTTTAATTATTTCTCTAACACGTTCTCTCATTTTGCTGCTGCTTCTAATTCTTCAACTAATTGATAATATTGAAGTAGGTTTACTAAATTATCATCAGATGCTTTATCCATCTTACTTAATGAAGGTAAAATATTAATAACCTCATTAATTTTAATTTGAATTGCTTTATCTGTGACTGATTTGTTTAACTTGGTTAAATGAGTTTTAATTTCATTTACTTTAGTGTTATAAAATTCTTTTAATTTAGGAGTACTATCAACACTATTAATAAATTCTTTTAATACTAATTTTTGATTATGATTTAAACCAGCGTATTTATTATTAAATTTTTCAAGTAATATTTTATATGTTAAAGAACGAATATCTTTATCTTGATTATTAAATTCTTCCATAACATTTTCTTTAATATTATTCTTATCTACAGAAGAATTAGTTAAATATTCTAAAAGAGCGGTTTTATTCTCAATAATTTGAGATGGATTTAAAGAATCATCATTGTTATATACTTCTAATAATGTATATAAAGCAGCTTGGGTTTTATAATTAGGGAGTTTTGTTTTAAAAAACTCATCTAAATTATAATGATCTTTAATTTCTTTAATAAGATTATATTTTTGTCTTTTTAAAGCTGAACGATTTAAATATTTAGAACCTTCTATAATTGTATTAAGTACTACATTTGCTTTACCTTCACTAGAATTAGCATGTTTAAAAAAGTTTTCATATAACTTATATTCTTTTCCTAATTCAGTTTTAGTAAAATATTTTTTTAAAATTTTAGTAGCTGGAGAATCTTTGCCAGATAATGTATCCGCTGTAATTTGTCTTACAAGTAATTCAAAAAGAATCCCAGTGTTTTTGTACTTTGAGTGTTTAATTGTCACTTGAGTATGGTTTTGATTATAAATATATGTAATTCTTTTATTCTCGTATTTGAGATTCATCTAATAATGGGGAGTCTGATTTTAGAGAGAGTTTCTTTTCTAAACTTTCAAGTAAAGTTTTATTTTGAAGTGTCTCTAATGCTAATGGTGAACCGCCTTTAAAGCTGGGGTTGTTTTTAATTTCAACATCATCTTTTTTCATATCAGCAACACCTAATCTATCTCTACCTAAAGCGTTATTTTGAGTATTAATATTAGAAACTGAGTCTTTAGGGCGGCCTAGTGTTTCTTTTTCATCATATCCAGGAGGAACATCAGTATGACCAGGATATCTACTTGCTCCATATAATGCTGCTAAATCATGAGGTGTACCATATGACTTACCTGACTCTAATGGATCGTTGCCTTCGTTTTCTAACTGTTTAAATCTAAAGATACGTTTTTGGTCTTCAGCTATTTGATCTCTGTATTCGTCATATTGATCTTCACTTAAGTGGAAGATATTATCATAGATCCAATCAGTAGGTAGTACTTTAGTTTCTATAATATTACGAGCTAAATCTACTTTTTCTTTCATTAACGCAATTCTTTCTTGATCATAAATAATAGAAGGAGTAGTTAATGATAATTCAAAATTAGTTAATGAATCATTTTTATATCCTTGAGTATATAAATGTACTAAAGCAATTTTATTTAATTCAGATAATATAATACGTTGAATACGATCGATTGTGCGAGCAAAACGAATATCTTCAGCTGCTAATGTTGCTTTACCTGTTAAATCTTTTTCATAACCCATAAACGCTTTAGGTACTTTTAAAGCGGCAAATAATTTATCTCTTAAATAAACTACGTCTTCAATTGCTGTATAGTCCATACCTTTAGTAGGCTCAATCTTAGTAGCACTATCATTACCTCTTACAGGAATATAAAAATCTTCTAATATATTTTGTTGGTTATACTTCATATTATACTCACCACTTTGAGGATCAATAAATGGAGTTTTCTTCATTGTATTGATAGTCTTTTGCATAAAGTTTTCTACTTCATTTGGTGGGATTGAGCCAACATTAATATAGAAAATACGTTTTTCTGGGGCACGAACAATACGATGGATTAACATAGCATCTTCCATCAAAATATATTGTTTAAATAATTTACGAGCTGGTTCTAGATATGATCTACCATATGGAAGATAGTTAACATCAGTGATTAATCTGAAATGAGCCATTTCATAGTTGTCAAAAATTATTCTATTATCATTTTGTTTAGAAGCATAATTATCTCTTCCACCTAAACCATAATAACCTGAGCCACCAGCATATCCATCTGGTGAAAAAGCAAATCTTATTTCGGCTGGTCTTTTAGGATCAAAACCTTCTTCTCGTTCAATATGATAAGCAGTATATGGGATGACATTATATATACCAAATTTTTCAGCTATTTCTAATTTTAAGAAAAAATCACCATACTTACACATTTGGCGAATCCAAGACCATAAATTAAACTCAATGTTTAACACATCATAGAATAAATTATATAAGATTTTTTGTATATCTTCGTCGCTACTTCTAATTTGAAGTACTTCTCCCATATCATTCTTAAGAGTACATTCGTCTGCGATTATATCTAATGCTGATGCGATAATAGCATCTGTATCCATTGAATCATAATCAGAGTAAATTTGAGTACGAAGATATTTCCAGTTAATATTTAACTGAGCTCCGTAAAGTGAGGTGCTATTACTTGAATATATACGATTGTATCTGTCAACAAGAGCGTTTGTTTGATATTCTCCAGTCATTTGGATGCTATTAACATCCATTACTTTTAATTCATTTCCTCCAGCATTACGAATAATTACATCTGTTGAAAATAATCGTTGTAGCCTCGAAAATACACTAGTATCTGCCATTTTAAATTAATTATATGTTATAAATATTATAGTAACCAACTAATGTCCTCTTGTCCATGGCCATAGTTTATCTTATAGGGGTTATCATATTGGGTTGGAGTGTAAGCTCCATTAAAACTTGGTTTATTAACTGATATATTGCTTAACATTGCGCGAGCTAAGTCAACACCTTGTGATTTAAATTTAAGAGCTGTGTCTCTTATATACATTGCTGTTCCAAAACTCATAACTAGGTCGTCATTATATCCAGACTGTGCTTCAGCTTTACCATTTTTCCAAACAAATACCTTCATTTCCTCAACTAATCGTTTAGATTGTATGATAACACTTTTATCTCCAATATATTCACGAAATTTATTAATGACAAGTGGTCTTGTTCTTAAGTTCATTGAAAAACCAGGCACAAGTTTTGATGGATCATCAAGTTTTTCTAAATAAGATTCAGCATTTATGGCCTCAGTTTTGGGAGAATAGTATAAATTTCTATATCCTCTTTCTTGAATTGCGTCAAGAGTCGCCCATCCTATGTTATTATTTTCAACAACTAATAAAGCTTCATTATACTCTGTCGCTATAGCTACTAATAAGTAACCAAATTCTTTTGGAGATAATTGTCCTTTATATTCACCTACTTGAGTATTAGTGTCAATATCTATAATATGGAACGCAGAAAAGTCTTTACTATCACCTCTAGCGACATCCGCTACAACCATATAACTACGAGTATAATCAGCTGGTTCCCATATCCATAAATTATGGTCTACTCCTCGTCTTTCTAATGGTTCTTTAATATAAGTTTGTGTGATAAAATCTAAATACTCAGGATAAAATACAACATCTCCTGATGTATTAAAGTCGCAATCACACTCTTGAGCTGCTAATCTTGGGTCACCTAGTAAATCATCTTGTCGTTTTCTCCAAGTTTCATCTCGTTCAGGATGAACATACCATGGTAGTTTAATAGGTAAGAATTGATTTTCTCCAGACTCTGCTTTAACCCATGTTTGATGAAACCAATTACCAGTACCATATGGAGTAGATAATACAATTGCTCCTCCTCCGGTTGCTAAGGTTTGTTGAGCAGATGCCCATATCTCACCAATTCCATCAATAAAAGCCGCCTCATCTATAATAAGGAGTGAAACTGCTTCTGATCGACCTGCATCACTTGCTGCTGATACTGCTTTAATTTGTGAACCATTACTTAATCGTAATGTTAATTTATTATTTTCTTCAGCGTTTACTTTTAACCAAGATGGTAAATTTTCAAACATGAATTTAACTTTCGTTACCATGTTTTTAGCTGTTTCTTGTTTAGTAGCTATACATAAGACGTTTTTATCTTTTTGAAACAACATTAACCAT